CTTGTTCGTCACGCCGACAGATGGGCTTCAGGGGCGTTTATCGTTGATGGTGTGCCTTGGGAGTTCCGTGATCTCTACGTCCACCACTACCACGTACATGCCTCTTATCCTATGGCTAACGGTAGAGGTACGGTTTATCAAACTGGGTCTACTGAAAGTGACAACAGATACGCTAGAGATGGTATGTCATCTAGCGCTATTCCTAGTCAAAGACTTAACTTTGTTGATCCTGAAAAGGGTCGTGTTACATCGGAATATAAGGTATTCCTAGATAGCGTGTGAGTAGATGGATTGGATATGCTCTAGGTAGTCCTAGTGAAGGTGAAGGCTCTCATGAATAGCGATTTATCTATATCATACAGATATGACGATTTGTGCTTAGAAATTGTTCATGAAGGACAAGCTGGAAACTTAGCCCTATTGCAAGCCACTCTCTTACAAACCGCTGAAACTTGGCGCGACATGGTTAATCAAGCTATGTTAATTGAAGCGCAAAATGCAGAACAAGAAGAAGAAGTTATTAGCGAAATAGAAGACGAGGAGCTTGAAAATGAATTTGGTGAAGAAGAGTAATGTAACTAAGGCTGTTATTTCTTGTTAATGGAATACACCGGCTTTGTATTATCTGATCCTCAGTATTGCCCAACTTGTGCTAAAGTTCGCAATGGTGAGTGGCATAGTCTCGGTCCTTTTACCGTACCCAAATACTGGAAATGCAGTATGTGTAAAAATAAAGTTGAGATGGACGATTCTCTCTAGTCTTATATAGCTTAGTATATTAAATATAGGAGGATTTATGAATTACCGTGAGTGGTTAAATTTTGGAATAGAACAAAAATGGACTAGTGAACCATATTGTGCTACACATGATGGTGGGTATGAATTCTTAAACGAAGCAGAACGTGAAGAATATGATGCTGGTGGAGATCCTTGCGAACCAGTATTGAGGCTATTACCAGATGGATTATAAATTAGGTAGACTACCTGAAAACGACGAAGAGCTGTATTGGGCTGTTCGTGCTATGTGGAATGTCCATCTTCCTAGACACACATGCGGTGATCCTACCCATACAGCACCCTTCCAAGCCTTCGCTGATGCCTATTTTGGTAGAGGTGAAGGCATTGTGCTATGGCACGGTTCTCGTGGTCTTTCTGGTAAAAGTTATATGCTATCTATTTTAGGTATTACAAAAGCGTTCCTTAGAGGGTGCGATGTAAACATGTTGGGTGGCTCGTTAGCCCAATCTGCTAACATCCACGAGCACATGCGTATGGCTATGAACTACAAGGATGCCCCACAGTACCTTGTAGAGCAGGAAGCCAACACAATGATCAAGTTAACAAATGGGGCTCGCATACGCCCTCTGACGGCTTCTCAGAAGACAGTTCGTGGTCCTCACCCTCCATTTCTAATTCTGGACGAAATAGACGAAATGGACATAAATATTCTAGACGCTGCTCTAGGACAACCTATGCCCCAGAAAAACTACTTGAATGAGATAGTAGAACCATTCACAGTTATGTGCTCCACCTGGCAGAACCCTGTGGGCACATTTACGGAGATTAGAAGAAGATTTGAGGAACGGGATCTGCCTATCGTTACATGGTGTTATAGGTGCTCCGCTAATCCCATTGATGGATGGTTAAGTCAAAAGACCATTGATGAGAAAAAAAGAACTATTCCCACAGAGATGTGGAGAACAGAATATGAGCTTGGTGAACCAGCTATTGGTAACCGTGCATTTGATCCTGATGCGGTAGAAAAGACCTTCTCTATACCGTTTGAACCTATTAGCCAAAGTGAATCTAAAGACTTTGAAGAATATGTATTTGAAGCACCTATAGCTCAAGGTACTTATATAGCTGGTGCAGACTGGGCTAAAGAAAAAGACTATACAGTTATTACAGTTGTTAGAACTGACAAAATGCCTATAAAAATGGTTTATTATTTAAGATTAAATAGAAGACCTTATCCTGTAATGATTGATTATTTTAATAAAGCTATTAATGATTATAGCGCTTATGCTATTCATGATGCTACTGGTTTAGGTAACGTAGTAGATGACTATTTAGATCATAGAGCTAGAAAATTTTTAATGGTTGGTGCTAAAAGAGCTAATATGTTATCTGAATATGTTAACGCAGTAGAACGTGGAGTATATCAACTTCCTAATGTTAAGACTGCTTATATAGCACATAAATATTGTCAGGTTGGTGACTTATATTCTAGTGGAAGCGAATTTCACTTACCTGACGAAGTATGTGCTTTAGCATTAGTAAACCATTTAGTACTTAAACATGTACCTGCAGCAGCAGCTATAGTGCTGCCTAAAGATAATACTCCTAGTAAATACGCTCTTGTATTAGATCCCCCAAGGCAGTATTATCAAGGTACACAGCAAATTACCGATGGCGAAGTTATCAATAAGACTGAGCGAGAAGCTACGGAAATAAGCTTCCTTGCATAATCATGGAGAATAAGTATATGACAACAAATGATTCGTCGCTAGGTAATTCCGGTGCTGCAGGCAATGCACCACTGGATTCAGAGGTGTCTGTCAAATTTAGCCCTATGGTTGAATTAGGACAATCTGGTCTCCGCCGTACTTCCGGTTATGTGTACGAAGAATTTTTGCCTGCCCTTAAGGGTAGAACTGCTATTCAAGTGTTCCGAGAGATGCGGGAAAATGATCCCATCATTGGTGCTTTGTTATTCGCAATGGACAGACTTATCCGCCAAATTGAATGGCGTGTTGAAGCAGCGTCCAACTCAAAAGAAGATAAAGAAGCTGCTGAGTTTTTAGAACAATGTATGGATGATATGTCTCATACGTGGGATGACTTTATGACTGAAGTTTTAACTATGCTTGCTTATGGTTGGTCATGGCATGAGATTGTTTATAAGAAGCGCGTTGGTCCTTGGGAAAAAGATGGATCTAAAAGATCTAAGTACACAGATGGAAAGATAGGCTGGAGAAAGATTCCTATCCGTTCTCAGGAAACTTGGTTACGTTGGGTATTTGATGACACTGGTGGCATTAAAGCTATGATCCAATTAGCTCCACCTGCGTACAAGCAAACTGTTATTCCTATTGAAAAGTCTTTGTTGTTTAGAACTACAATGGTAAAGAATAACCCAGAAGGACGTAGCTTGCTTAGAAATGCTTACCGTCCTTGGTGGGTAAAGAAAAGACTTGAAGAGCATGAAGCTATTGGTGTTGAAAGAGACTTAGCTGGTCTTCCTGTAGCTAAAGTTCCAGCTCGTATGCTTGGCGCTAAAGCTACCCCAGAAGAAAAGCAAATGGTTGAAGCTTTTAAGAAGTTAGTTAAAAGTGTTAGAAGAGATGAGCAAGAAGGTATTGTTCTCCCTCAAGAATTCGATCAAGATAGCAAGCAGCCTTTATATGAATTTGAATTGCTATCTAGTTCCGGTGGTAGACAATTTAACACTGACGAGATTATTAAGCGATACGAAGAGCGTATGCTTATGTCGGTGTTAGCGGACTTCATCTTGGTTGGTCACCAATCAAGTGGCGGGTCTTATGCTTTGCACACTGACAAAACTGGTATGTTCAGAGCTACTATTAACTCTATAGCTCAAAGTATTGCGGACACTATTAACCGTCATGCAGTACCTAGATTGTTCTCTGTTAACGGTTGGAAGCCTAATGAACTTCCTAAAATTGTTCCTGGTGATGTTGATCCTCCAGACTTAACTCAGCTGTCGTCTTTCATGGGCCAGCTGTCGTCTGCTGGTGTACAATGGTTTCCAGACCCAGAATTGGAAAAATTCTTACGTTCTGCAGCACGTTTGCCGGATCTTGATCCAGAAGCTGAAAAGGTTAAAGAGCAGCAAGCTAAGCAAGCCCAGATCCTTGCTTTGGCTCAACAGCAGATGGAAGGCATACAAATGCAGCAACAAGTCCAACAGGGCCTACATGCTACTCAGACTGGCGAAATGGGTGTATCTGAAAAGCAAATGGCTTTGCAACAACAGCAAGAGCAAATGAATAATCCAGATGCTTCACATCAGGCACAAATGCAACAATCTGACGAACTTCACTCTCAGAAGATGAGCCAGTCAAATGATACGCACCAGTTGTCTATTAAACAGAAATTAGAACAAGCTAAAGTAGCACAAAAGAAAACTCCACCTCCTGCTAGTAAAAAGGGTAAATAATGACTTCTAAGAATGAGTTCTTTGGAGTGTCGGACAACGATCCACATTTCGATGCAGATGCCGCTATGGCTACTTATAATGTCATCATGAAGATGAGCAATAACGAAGCGTGGGCTTTTTCTTCTATGTTGTTGTTGGATCATTACCCTAATATGTTGCGTTTCCACGGTGAAGAATTGCAGCAAACTATTGACGCTACTGTCAGTAAAAAGCTTGAAGAGTTTAAGATTTCTAGTGCTAGAGCCATTGTTAGCAAATCTAGAAATGGCGAAGATATTGATGGAATCTCTAAAGCGGTAGAGGTTATCTCTAAGGACTTCTACGATGCGTGGGAAAGATCTTTAAATGCTTCTAAGCAACAGCGTGGTCCTGGTGGTCAATTCCGTCGTTACAAGACTAAAATTAATTATGTTGATTCAAGACCTTTGACTCCAAAACATGCTGCAGCTAAGAACATAGCTCCTGCAAATAAGAATCCTGACCCTAAAAATAAAAGAAAGCCAGTTATTTTAAAACCTGAAGAAGAATCTCAAAGGCAGCAAGCTTATTTACAATTACAGCAAACTCTTTCTCCGTTTATGAACGCAGGAGAAGCTGGTGTTGTTGAACTTAAAAGAGAAGATGGTTCTTCTACTCTTCATGATTTAGAATCAACTCTTGATGAATTTAACGATTCCTATAAGACTACACAAAGAAAAAACCCTGTTACTTCAGCTACGTTAGTTATTAACCCAGATATTAACGTTGCTGGAGCATCTTACGACATGCTTGGGTCTCCTACTCCATATAATGTTGCAGCGACTATCCCTGCAGCTGTTAGTAGAGAAGAAGGCAGTTTTGCTTCTAAATGGAATAAGCGAGAAGAAGACGACAAATACAATCCTACTAATCTTGCTTACCGTAGAATTGGCGCAGCTTCTGAGTTGTCAGATACTTTAGCTACTGCAGCTGGTGTTAACACTAATCCAAAGGTTAGGCTTGCTATTGCTTCAGGCAAGTTTGTTGGTAACAGTGGTCAAGATGTGCAGTCCGTTATAGGTCCAACAGCTGATAAAGCAGCTTATCGTTACCGTGGTACTGAGAAGACTCCTGAACCACGTTTACAGGCGATAATCAACACTGCTAGACAAAAGGAAGCTACTATAAAGGGAAGCCCTGATAGGGCTCGTAATTTTGTTATTTACGGTACTTCTAATGGTGCAGTTGATCCAAGTACTGATGCTAGAGACCCTGGATACAGGTTAGGTAATAAATCATACAAAGAATCCCCAATGATTGATTACTTCAAGGGAAGACTTCCTAGTAAAGAATTAGTACAGTTACAGGCCAAGAGCGGGACTATAACTCCTTCTGAAGGTATTATTATTAACCGCCAAGGTAAGGTTACAACTCAAGCAGTTGGATACGGTGAGGATAACTACCTTCCATTTAACTTGGCTAATCTTAAAGCCTTACGTGGTGGTGAGTACGTTAGAACTCGCTCTATGGGTGGCCCTACTACTGAAGACGTATACGCTGGATTAATGACTGGTGCTAGAGCAGCTACTGTCGTATCTAACTCTGGTACGTTTACTATTGAATTTGATCCTACGTTTAGAGGGTCTAGAAGATACTCCGATAAAGCTGCGCGTATGATATCTAGATATGGATATCTTTTGGATGCAGTTGAAAGTGGAGAAGTTACTTTAGGCGATATAGATTCTGCTCGTAAAAAAGAATTAAGAACTGAAGCAGAACAGTACTCTAACGGTGATGATAAAATTGCTGAAGATAGGTACAATAAATTATTAGTTAAAGAAAAAAAGAATCCTACGTTATCTCAATTTCAAAAAGATAAGATAGCTGAAGATATTCTTAATAATACGGCCTCTAAATTAAAGATGGCTGATGGTGGTGAAGCTTCTATAGAAGAGTTACTAGGCAACTGGGTTAACACTCGTGCTGGTTCAGATTCTGAAAAAAGAGATTTTCTCACTAGGCAGGTATCTAATCCAGAGGGTGCTATCAAGGCTCTTAACTTGCAGTCTGAATATGATCAGGCTACTACTCAGGCTACCATTGAGTACCAAAAAACCTTACGCCCAATTACTCTTAACGGACAAGGTTACGCATACGCTTTATCTGCTTTGCAGGAGCAATTCCCGTATTACATTACTAATATCTCTTATAGAGACTTAGAAAGTGGATACGATCAAGGATACGTTAAGCCTAGATTTAACCGCCCAGCTAATGTTCTTTCAGGTTACTTTGATACTACTATTCGTGGCGCAGGAGATGAAAAAAATTCCAAAGAAAAACTGACAGGTAAAGTCAGCGCTGATAAAACTCGTTTTCAAAATATTTACGGAAGCGAGCAAAAGTTCGGAGAAGGAAGCAAGCAAACTGCTACCGTTGATGAATTAGGAAACTCTATTTCTAGTCAAAAATCTGGGGATACAGTAGAAAACTTGCAATCTGGCTCTGGTTCTTTAAAGGTTAATATTAATCCAGATCCTATTGAAGTATTAAAGGCTATAGAACAAATACATG